CAGCGCTGGGCGTGGGGCCAAGCAAGAACGATTGAACCTTTGGCGTACCCGTCTGCGTGCCGTACAGGGCGTAATACTGCGGCGTCCCAGTGACAGCCACACTCGGGAACGACTCCCGGATGAAATTTACATCCTTGTTCAGCAAGTAACTGAACACACCCGCAACGCTCACACCAAAGGAAAACGAGGACAAAAAGTCCGTCGGCACTACAAGTAGCGGGTTACCGATAGTCAACGTAAGCGTGGTGTTCTTCCGCAAATTGGGAAGCTGCACCGAGTTGTAGATGCGCTGCTCTGCCAACTCCGTCATCGTGGCGAAGTCAGTCGCCGAGAAAGTGTTCTCGGTGTAGTCGGAAACAGCAGTCTGCAACTCGGTGTAGTTCACTTTTTGGGCTTCCCGCCAAAAATTTCCAAATTACGCCATCGGCCCACGAGACATGAAACCGCGAGTAGCGGCACCAGATCCACGCTGCTTGATCCCGGAGGTCTTTGGCCCCGGAGCAGACTCTTTGGAGATGTTGCCCACCACCATGCACAGGTCACGCGGATTGACAGGGCCTTGCGGATATGCCTGCTTGGCAGGCGGCAGTTTTGTGATCTTGCTCATAGCTCACCCCGTCTTCTGGTTGGCAGCGCGGGACAGATTCTTGCCCAGGCGCATACGGTCCTCAGAGGTGGGACCGCCCTTCTTGAAGGCTTTCCCGCCCTTGGCAAGCTTGGTCAGCGGCTGACCAGGGTGCTTCGCACGCTCGTGCTTGTGGACATCTTTCATCTTTCACTCCTTAGGTCGTGACAATTTGGACTGTACCAACATATCCCTGCCCGACCAAGCTATTTGGCGTCAGGGGCGCATCAAAACCACTGGACCCACCTATCGGAGCCCAGCCCCACTCAATCACCCGGCTACCAATACCAATGGTGTCAATAACCGTCTGACCTGAAGAGTACCAAGTGTTCGTATCTGGACGGGGATCACGGATGGCCTGGGGGTCGCTGACTGGGTACATCCCGAGTTGCAACTGTGGCTGATCTGGGGTCCAGCATTGAGGACATGCTTTGATCTGCGTTTGCTTGGTTTTGACTACGAGATTCTTGAGCTTTTTGAGGTCAAAACGGAAAGAACAGACATCGCAGTAGCCGAATGCCTTTGCGCCGTTTGCAAAGCGATTGCTCATGAGATGAATTGTTGGCGAGGCACGAACCGGACAGCTGCCTTCTCACGGTCCTCGGAACTGGCAAGATCCCAATCTTGATCGTATTGCGCTTTCAGTACCTGCATTCGCTCCATCGCGCCGGGGATCTTCATGGACAGGTAATACGCCAGTCCCGATACCAAAGCGGGAATGAACCTAAACGGTACATCTTGTGTGTACGTCCCGCCTGCACCAGCGTCTTGAATCCTGCGAAGACGCCAGTAGACAAACGTGTACGTCTGAGAATTGTCAGGCGTGGGCCACACCGTGAACTGCGGCGCTGCTGCTTGGCGGTTGATGTAAACCTGAATCGGCCTTGCCTGCTGGAGCTTGTTGGGGATAGACGAGTAGGTGGAGACTGAGATGCGCGTGATGGTCAGGTCCGTCTGTGTGGAGACATTCCCTGCACCCGTGCGAATCACATGTTCAATCAGGTCCACCGTATCGGCGGGCAGTGTGTAGGTGTTTGTGCCAGGAGTCAGGACTTGGGAGCCCTGCTCAATGGTCCACATGTTTATGCCCTGATTGGCCCACGCGGCAAAGAGAAGATTTAGGCTACGCCTTGCAGTACGGAGATCGTAGCCCGTGCGCAACTCAGCACCACATCTTTCGAATGCTTCTTCAACGATCTCATTGAGATCGAGATTGAACGTAGCGGTGCCGGATGTGGTCATGGCTTACCTAAATTTAGCGGTCTTTGCAGCAACCTTGGGAGGCTGTTTGACAAACTGTTTGCCTGCGGCTTTTCCTGCGCGTTTGGCCTTGGTTGTGGCAGCGTACTCTGAAGGTGTAAGAGACTCGATAGCTGCCTTGGGGAGGTAGCGTTCGCCGGTCTTGCTAGAAGGTTTGCCACTTTTGGTCGTCCACTTCTGCGAGGTCCAGTCCTTCAGACTTTGCTGCGGGGCCTTCATGTCAGTCCCTGTACGAGCCGCCCTTGGCCTTGTACTGCTTAGCTAGTAGCTGGGCCTTGCGGGCGCTCCACTGGCCTGCAGCGGTGCCTTGGGTGGCCTGCCCCTTGATAGACTCAAAAAGGCTCTTCCGCATCCCAGGCTTGGTGTAGTTGCCCGCTTCGTTCACCCGTCCGCCCTCGGCGTACACTTGTCCGCCTTCAGCGTACTGCGTAAAGTCGGTGTTGTCACGGCGCTTCTTCACCACACCCTTGCGGATGGCTCCCATGCCACGCGAGGCCATCATCGCATCATGCCTCTGGTTCTGCCGTGTTGTGCACAACCGTCAGCGCGAGAAGACGCGGAGCCGCCACCTGCGTAACCTTTGGTCATGCCGCCTTTGGCGAGTTTCCGGCCCTCGTGGGCCTTCATGCCCGCTTCGTTGGCCTTCTCTTGCTTCATGGCGTCCAGTTCTGCGCGGATGCCAGCAGGAGGTTTGTCAGCAGGGCGCTTTTTCGCGTGGTACGCGCTCATCTCTGCGGCGGTTGCTCCGCCTATGCCTTTGGATCGCATCATTTCAGGCTCCTCAGCAGGCTTTGCCGCCCATTGCCATCTTAACCTTCGTACCCTTGGTCTTGCCCTTGGTGGCGCAGCCATCGATGGATCCGCCCTTGTTGTAGGCCATGCCGCCGCCCATCATCTTCTTGGCAGGCATCTTTTCCTTCTTGCCCTTCATCATGAAGGCGGGGAGGGGTTTCTTCATTTCGGACTCCTTATGTGCTTTGGGACCAACAAACTTCTTCGCTACGCTGGGCGAGACATCTGTCTTGCCTGCAAGTGAAGCATACATAAACCTGCGCTGTTTTTCCGATTCAACCGGCATTACTTTCTCCCGGTCCACGATTTAATCGTGTCGGTTTCCCAGATGCGAATCCCGGTCCACACAATCGTAAAGATTGCTGCAACAGCAGGTAAAAATTCCACAAGCGTGCCAACCACTGTAACGACTGATAGGGCGTCAACAGCATGTTTTGTGCTTTCAGAAACTTCGTGTTTCATGTTAACAGTTCCACGCCCTAAGTGATTTATTGATACGAGAGTTCGGATCTTTGGCCGTCTTCTCGCTGGTGAGCTTGTTCTTCATGCCCTTCATACGGGCACAGAATGAATCACGGCGCGGGCCACCTTCAGGCTGAGGGGCTTTGAGCCCAGGCTTGCCGGGGTTGGCTTTGTTGTAGGAGGCTCGGCCTTTGGCGTTCAACCCGCCCTCTTTTGACTGTCCTTCAGCCCTAGTCCAAGCAGGTGTCTTAGCCATCATCAGTCCTTCAGAGCCAGGAACTGGGGGAGGGTTAGGCAGTCATTGCTGCCCGAGGTTAGCGTGCGGCTCACATAGGTCCACACAGCTTGCGCAAGCGTATCGTAGTCTACTCCGCCAGATGCTGCAAGGTTCAACTTGTTACCCATCGTCCCTGAGTCGTTAAAGTCTGCGGCAATCGTTTCCCATACCGCCGCCGCTAAATTTTGCGGGCTGAGTTCGGTGAACGGTGTGATGTCGCCGCTCAAATTTCCCGTCGCCCTGACCGTGGCGCTGTTTGAGAACTGGACCAGCGCAGCGCCGACAGCGTCAACGATGGCCCCGAGGGTGGCGTTGTTGACCGTGAACGAGAAGGACGTGCTGCCAGATGCGGACAGGGCACCAGCCAAGTTGGCCGCAAGGTCGAACGTGATCGACGTGGAGCCGACCGCCGAGACGATCAGTTGCCCGTCAGCGGGATTGACGGTAATCGTGACCGTCGTAGAGCCGTTAATATTAACGCCAGCCGCAAGATTTAGCAGCCCCGGCGTGACCGTCACCACCAGATTGGTAAACGACGACATCGCCCCCGGCTTGTACGGCAGCACCCACGACGATGGCGCCAAGTGCCCGGAGGGGACGCCTGCCAGCTTGGACGGGATGCCCTGGCCTACGGACTGGTTCATCCGGTCACCACGCCTCCACATGGAACGGAAAGTTCCAGGCGAGCCGCCGATCAGGCGCAGGGGTAGCTGCGCCAGGAGCGTGGTGT